TAATTTTTTATTTATTTTTTTTTTAATTTATTTTTATAATTTTTATATACTATAATATAAAAATGAGTTCTTATTGGAGAAATGATGAAAAAATTAAAGTTTCACAGACACAAGTATCCGTTCCTTCTACTAATGGGCAATCCTACACTGGAACTGCCGGACAGCTTGGTAGACGTGTAGATTTTGAAATTCCTCCTACTGTTAAATTTTTAGATGGTAAAAATTCTTATCTTCAGTTCGATGTTAAAATAGCATTACCCGCTGGAGAAACTCCCACACGTCTACAGCTTGATCCATTCATCGGAGGATCGTCCGTTGTAAAAAATATTCGTATTTATTCCGGAAACCGTGCCGTTCTCCTTGAAGAAATTTCAGAATATAATGCAAAGGTTCAGCTTCAGTATTCTTATGATCAAGATGAATCTATTAGAAAGATGAGAGCATTAAAGGAAGGTTGCCTTGTAGATACTATTGAAAACCGAGGCACTCTTGGTACTTCCGTTTCAAATAATATTGATCTTGAAACTAACCCTTACTATAAGCCCGTTGATACTGTTCCAGCAGCAAGGGACTGGGGAACTGCCGAGGACTTCTTAACTGCTAAACTTACACTCCCCCTACATTGTGGACTTTTTTCTGATGGTGGAGATAAGATCTTCCCAGTTGTTATGACGGATGGACTTTTTATCGAAGTGGATATCGAAGACCCAGCAAGATTTCTTAAGCAGTTGGATAGTGTAAATCGTAATCGGAGGGTGAAACAAAATCCAGTATTCCATGGTATAAATGTTGGTGGAGGTGCTTTAGCAATTAATAATGCTGCTAACATAACTGAAATCTTTTTAGCAAAATCTAATAATATGTTAGCAGTTAAGAATTGTCCTTTTGTAAAGGGTGAACGTATTGGTATATGTAGTGCTACTAATCCAGTTCAAGAATGTAATTTATGGACTACTGATGCTGGAGCAGCAGCCTATCCTAAGATTACGGATATTACTCTTGATGGAGGATATGTTAAATTAACATTAGAAGAGTTCCAAAATAATGATGCTGGAGATGGTGTGGCAGCTATATCAAACAACTTTATTCTTTTCTCTGCTGCTTGTGATACTCGTCGTGTTCAAGTAGATGATGGAACTACACAAATCCTTGCTAAGAAGACTTCATATCCCGCAACTGTTCAGTTTTCTAATTTAGAAATAGTATGTCAGCAAGTAGGTCTAGATCCACGATATGAAGCTGGTATGATGAAGAAGATGAGAGAAGGGGGTTCAATTGAAATTGATATTCCTTCTGTAACAAACTACAAACACTCTCTACTAGCAAGTAATCGTAATGCGACCGTAAATCTAGCAGTATCTAATACAAGGGTGAAATCTATGATTGTAATACCAAGTGATGCGAATGTTCTAGATAGTGCTGATTTAATTGGTGGTCTTCCAGCTTGTTATGAAGAAGAAACAACTGCTATGGATGGTCGTCTACATTCTATTCGTAGTGGTCAAGTAGGTGTAATTGATAGACTATCTACATATCAAATGGTAGTCGACGATAAATTAGTACCTAGTAGACCAATTTCAGTATCAAAGATTAACAAGGGAGAATCTATTTCTGCCCAGCCTCTCATTGAACTTGAAAAGGCACTAAAACAAGCTGGTATAGTCCCAAGGTCTTTTGTAGATTACAATAGAAATTTTGTGGTGGGTCGTGCATATGCTCTCAACGATGGTGTAGCAAATCTTAATAACAAGAGCAATCAGCTCCAGCTTCATTACAATGAAAGCACTGCTGCTGGTGTAGATCAGCCCCCCTCACGTAATAAGCTCCTATACTGCCTCATGTTCCACTTGAGACGTATCTCGATAAAAGGTGATTCGGTAACTGTAACTTTGTAAAAATATTATTTAAAAAAAAATATTTATTATATTATAAAAATGGAAGGGGATTATCCGAGAAAAAGAATTTGGACGTGGGATGCTGAAAGCATTAACTCTCAATTAAATTAATATTTTCTATGTAATTATTTTTATTTTTTATTTTAAAATTATTTTATATACTATAATATAAAATGAGTGTTGCTAAAAAGTATTTATCTATACAACCGAACAATGTTCCGGCAAGTGGAAAAGTGAGCCACGCTCGTGGTAACCCCGTGCTTACTGTTACTCTTGGTCGTCAAGATGCTATGCTTGATCTATCGTCTCTTCGTCTTTCGGGAGACCTAAATATTTGGGCAAATGCTGCTGGATCTGCACATCCGGCTGTTGGAACTGCTGAAGAAGCCCGTGCTTCTCATAAGCTTGGAATTTACGGAGTAATTGATCAGCTAGTTTTTCGTCATGCCGAGACAAAGCAAGTTGTAGAACATATTAGACATTATGGACGTTTTATGAGTTCATACCTTCCTACGATGGCTGGTTCTCAAGATACTGCTGGACACCTTTCTGAAACGGCACTTATCTATCCTAATTACAATTCTTTCCGTGATAGTGTTGTTCGTTCTACGGGTGCTTCTCCTTTCTGTGTTCCCCTTCCTTCGGGCTTGACTCTTGGTTCTTCAAGTGGTATGTTACCTCTAGATAAAATGCCTCTAGAAATTGAAATTCATCTTGCTCCGGATTCTCAGTTCTTTTATTCGTCTAATGGTAATCCGGCAAATATTTCTAACTGCTTTTATGAACTATCGAATATTGAAGTTGCTTGTGAAGTAACCTATGGACAATCTTCTCCTACTAGTGGTATATTTAGTTTTAATTCAATTACTTCTTATTTCAGTACAATAGAAAGCACTAACTCTATTATCAACTACAATCTCGGTCTATCAAAGGTTCTTGCAGCATTTGTAAATTTTGTTCCATCTACATTTGTAAATAATCTTGGACAAGATGGATTTTTGACATATATGCCTACTAAGGGTACTGGTTCGGGTTCTGTTGTAGCTAACCTAGAAACAATTTCATTTTTACGTAATGGTGAACGTTTCCCGAGTTCTTTTGAAGTAGAATCTGTTAGAACTGCTACTAATGAAACGTCCGTTGTAGATCCACAAGTTATTAAAAATTTCCTTTCTTCAATTATTCCGGAAAAGATGCATACACGCACGAATGCTTCTCCTCTTAATACCAATCGTAATTTTACGGGAGATCAAAATGGTGTAACTGGATATCGTAATATGCCGGATAGTGGAGCTTTATATGGTGTTGGTGTATTGTATGATATGCTTGATTCTGAAGGTGTTGACTTTACGAATGCTCAGTTTTCTATTCAAATGACAAATACTCTTGATGATGGTAATCCCATATCGGCATACCTCTTTATTAAGTCTAAGGTATCTGTTGCGTGGAATGAAAATGGAATCCAAGTCCTAATGTAAATATATTTTCTATGTAATTATTTTTTAATTTTTTATTTTTATGATTTTTTATATATTATTAAAGTATAAAAATGGCTGACATGGAAAGCACTTCTGATGTATCAACTGATCGTATTCCCGACCTTGTTAAGATTGGAGCAATTCCTTCGTCTTATGGACAGATGCTTCATACGGATGTAATTGACCCCGTGACTATTTCGGATAATAGGTGTAGATTTACTCTACAAAGGGTTGCTGGATTCCTTCATTCGGATTCGAAGGTAACTCTTGCCGTAACACCTAATACTACTACCTCGGCGTACTATCCCCTTAATATTGGAATTTCAAATCTCGTCCAGTCTGCCCGTCTATCGATTGGAAATGTTACCGTATGTGAAATATCGGACTATACAGCATTTTCTCAGTATCAGTCTATGTTTATTTCAAATGAAGATAATAAAGAACGTGAACAGTTTCTTTCTCAAAGATGTATTAATCATACACCAGTCTATGATGATCGTGCTGCTAATACAACTGATAAACCTCCTAACTCTGCAAAGAAGATTGGTCTAGATGTTGGACGTAATCCCGTTGTTCCCGCTGCTGGTGGTGCGGGTGCTTTCAGTCTCCTACCTTTCCAGCATCATGATGCTACTTCTGCTGATACTATTCGTAAAGCTCCAGTATACTCTGTATATCTTTCGGATCTTTTCCCATTC